CTATAGCCGCCCGCACCGCCGCCGCCGCCAATCGCGCTACCGCCGCCGCCGCCGCCGCCGACTACAAGAACTTCAATAGAGGAAAGACTTTTTACGCCTTTCCATAACGAATCAATTTGACCCGATGAATTGCGATTACCACGGGGATTAAGCGTGGTAGCAAGTGTTTGATTAGAACGATTCCTAATTGGATGTGGCATAACCTACCTACTAGGCAATTCTGTTTACATAACCAAAGATTTCAATTACGTTGGTTGTAGCCGCAAACGCTGTAACAGTTAATGCCGCGGCACCAGTACCACGCAAAATAAGTCCAGCACAAACAAGCGTTAAACCGCTTTGAGATGGAATGGAAACTTTAATCAAATCCGAAGTTGTTGCAACGCCACCAAATTCAACTGTTAAAACAACGGCAGATGCGGAGGTGTTTGTTGCATAAAGCCAAATTTCGTCATAAATGGCGGCGCTTGTTCCTGTTGCATGAATGGTGTTACCAGGAGTTGCCGTGTTGGCAATAGCAATACCTTTGCCGTTGGTGCTACCTGAAAGAATTTGTTTGCTGAATGTTGCCATGTTTTTATCCTAACCGAAGATTTGGGAACCGAGAACAATTTGGTCGCTGTCGCCAGAAACCGTTAATGTTCCAGAAGCGGGAATTGAAAATACGGTTGTACCAGTTGAAGTAACAATTTCCATGGCGTTAGCACTTTGTCCAGCCGCCAATTGAATACGAGCAGGAACGGTGGTAGCGGAAGAGGCATAAAGTTGCAGGTCTTGAATTCCCGCTTTAACTCTGGTGTCCGTAATGTTTGCGTTTAAAATTGAAGAAGCGGCGTTAGCCACCGCGATTGTTGCAAGCGACAAAGAAGAAGCAGGCAAGGTTGGTGCAACAGGTGAAGCGGCAGGAGTTCCAGCGATTACTTGCAAAATTACATCATTGTTAGCACCCGAATATCCAGAGTCTCGGACAGTTACGCACACTAAGTCAATGCGTGGGTTTCCCGAAGCGTTGGAAGTAACCGTCAATGTGGTGGCGGCGTCATTGTAAACACCGTACATTCCTTGCGTGGCGGTAGTTGAACCTGCAACATAAGCCCAACCTGCGGCAACAGAAACGGTCATTGCAGGAGTTCCAGATTGTGTTACTGCAAAATCTCCTGTATTTGTTCCACCTGCGGTTTGTGGCATAGCCGCACCAAGACGAACACCAGCGGTACCCCAGTCACCTTTTGTAAGTAAGCGGTCATTTTCTGCGGTGTGTGTTCCAGCCGCCAACCAAGACGGCGGTGTGCGTAGTGCCATTTGATTTTCTCCTTAGAGGTAAGCGTCTCGGTAAGTAACGGTCATTGTTGCGCCAGCCGTGTAACTAGAGCAAGTTAAGCCTAGCGTAGTTGTTCCTGGATCAAGAGCAAACCAAGTTGATCCGTTTGCCAAAAGATTTCTGGCGGTTGAACCGTTAAACAGGATTGATTTCATGTCCGTATCTATTGTGACCGTATCGCTTGCCGTGAGCGTGGCGTTTACCGTTAAAGTTCCGCCAGTTGTTGAATAAAAAGATGGGTTTACAACAGGTCCCACAATTGTTGCCACAGGATAAGTGGTTGTGTTTCCGTTGTTTGTTAATGCTTGTTGGTTTCCTGGGCTTCCAGTTGAAGCGTTGTAAAGCAATGGGTAAACGCGCGGATAGGTGCGTCCTGTTCCTGCGGCTGGTGTAAACACCGTGCTTGTTTGTGTGTCGTTGTAAATGCGTGGATCTGGGCAAAAGAATTCAACGGTGGCTATTGCTTTTCCGTAGGTGTATGTAGGGTCAATTGTTATGTGGCGTTTACGGACGCGAGCATTTAAACGCTGTGTTCCTCGGTTTGGAATAATGAATTGCAAAACGCTTGTGCCTGATTGTTGAGAAATTAAATAACTTTTCAACTGGTTTAAATAAGTAAACATTGTGTTGCTTGCGTCATTCATTATTTGCAATTGAATAACAACCGAACGACCATTTAAAAAATCGCGTCCAGTAAACATTCCGTCCGAATAACCACGAATGTCGTCTTGTGTGCGCAATCCTGGCAAATCTTCCAAACCTTGAATGGACAATACTTGAACACCCTGTCCAGCACCGCCGAACAGCCAACCGTTAAATGAAAATCCGTAGTTTGCGGTAGGTGAAGCCATTAGAACCCAAACATTAACTGTTTAGCACTCATTCCGCTTTGTGCTATTGCTGATTGTGGAGTTGGTGCGGTGACGGTTGTTCCACCGATATTCAATGCGTTTGCGCCAGTTGAAATTGCCCAAGCAACTTGGTTGGCGATATCTTGTGCGCTTGCAGGTGAAGAAACGGAAATGTTTATGTTTGTTGCGTTATGAACGCCCGTTTGCGCCGCGTCTATTGCCGCATTTCCAGAATTTATTCCTGCTTGTTTTTGGGCTTCCAAAGCCGCAAGCGCCGCGTCATTAGCCGCTTGGGCGGCGGCGGCACCTGCCAATGATTGTTGGTAACTGCCCATAGCGGAAGTTGCCGTAGCACTTGTTGCTACAACATTGGCACCATAAAACTGTTGCCCAATAAATTGTCCGCCTTCGGAAGCAACGCTAGTTAATTCTGCTTGCAACTTATTAAGTTCCATAATTGAACTGGTGTCACCAAGCAACATGCGAGCCGCGTCCAAAGCATTTGCGGGACCTGCGGAAGCCAACTGACCCAACAAATCTGGCGACAAACCAGCCGCGGAAAGTTTTTTCAAATCTGCAACAAATTCTTTAGCGTCCTCTAAACGCTTTTTAAACATGTCAAAGAAAGCCGTTTTGCCCATTGCAATAGCGCCACTATCTTTAAAAATTGTGGTGATATCAAACGCGCTGGTTATCGCGTCAGCAACCCGACTGGACGCTTCCTGCATTTGATTAGCGGCATCTTCGGCGGCTTTAACTGCCGTATCCATAGCGTCTTTAGAACCTTTAACAATGTCGTCCCACATGCTCTTGGAATTATCCGCCATTGTTTTAGCGTCATTAATTGCTTGATCCGCCGCCTGTTTGTAAGCGTCTAAATTGTCTCGCGCCGCTTGAAGTGTTGCTTGCGCCGCTTCAACAAGATTGTCCTTAACCGCTTGGGCAACATCTTTAGCCTGATCTATTGCTTTTTTAGCCGCCGCCGCCGCCGCCGCTTTAGAAGCCGCCGCACCAGCCGTATCCATATTTGGATTTAATCCACCACCACCTTCTGCGCCTGTAGGCATTTCTGGCATTTTTACGGAAGGAAGTTTGATATTTACAATTGCTTGCGAAATGGATTTGCCAATGTTTGTTCCAATTTCTCCGCCTTTATTCCAAGCAACATCAGCAACTTTGGTTAAAGCACTATCAATTTTTCCGTGGAGATTAGAAACAAAACTATCTACGCCTTCTCCAGCAGATTTAAGCCAACCAATATGCAATTTATCGCCAAGCCAAGAAGCGCCTTTGGCAACACCAGCAACAACATCTAACCAAACATCAGCCATAATTCTGAAATAAGTGACAACTGCCCCAATAGTTTTGCCAACAATGTTTCCAACAAAACCCATTACAAGTTCAAACACATGGCGGAAGCCTTCGCTTGCTTTCATAATTGCAATAAACGCGGCAATTAATCCAACAATGGCTACAACAACCAAACCAATTGGGTTAAGCAACATTTCGCCGTTAAGGAGTTTTTGAGCCGTAGTCCACAATTTGGTTGCCCCTTCGGCAATTTTGGTTACGGTTGTATAAATACCAATTCCAATTGCCAATGCACCAATAACAGCCGTAATGACAATAAAAATAGTTTTTAAAACGGTGCTATTGGCAATGGTGTCTTTAATTGCCAAAATTCCGTTAGTTAAACCAGCAGTTAAACCAGCCAAAGCAGGCACAAGTTCTTTACCTATTGCAACTTGAACACCAGAAATGGCGGCGTGCATTTGTCGTTTAGCCATAGTGAATTTTTTAATATCGCCAACATTTTTTTCTGAAAGAACCAAACCCATTTTTTCGGCTTCTTTACCAAATTCTTTTATGTTTTTTGAACCAACTTGAAGCAATGGCAGCATTTCTTGATACGACCTGCTAAACAATTTTGTGCCTTCGGCATTTCTTTTTACTGGATCTTGAATTGAATTTAATTTGTCCGCAATTTCGCCAAAAGTTTGTGACATTGGCTTAATAGTTCCATCAGCGTTTTTATATGAAATGCCTAAATCTTTTACCGCTTTATCATTCCCAGCCAAATGAGTAGACAACATTTTAAAACCACGAACCAAAGTGTCATTTGAAACGCCCATTTCCTCAGCCGCAAAACGCAACTTGGACATATTTTCAGCCGAGTCGCCCGTCATTCGCATAAGTTTTACGGTTTCGGCACCAATCTCGGCATATTTAGAAACAAACTCGCCAGCAAAATGAGCAACCTTTTCTCCCATTTGAACCAATATCTGACCCATAGCAACACCAGCCGCAACGGTTCCCGCGCTCATGTGATCGGCAGAAGTTTGGACTTGTTTCATTCCTTGTTGTGACTGTTGAACAGCCGCCATCAAGTTTTGGGCATTGCCCCTAAATTGGATTGTAATTGCTTCGTCACCAGTAGCCATTTTTTAATTTCCTAACGACTTAAGTGATTTGCGGAGTTCTTGCATAAAAATTTTGCCAGCACGATTATTACTTCTCATGCGATAACGAACAGGCTCAATATATGAACGGCGAGGCAAAACATTTGTGCCAAGTTCTTGCGCTCGTGAATACACGACTCCAGGCAAAGTTTCTTGGCTGTAATCGCCCAAACCGTGACGGACAACAGGGCGCGATTGAACCGAGTTTCTAAGGTTGCCAGTAATTTGTGCAGGCGGATTTCCAGGACCATTCATTGGAGACGGCGTTGAAGTGCCTTTACGGTGCCGCCATTTTCCCAATCCTTCGCGACCAGTTATTTCCCGTTTAGCGTCACCAGAAACGGTTTGTACCGCTTGTTTAACAGCCCTATCTACTTCATCAGGCAAGTGGGCAAGCATAGCCAAAACGCCTGTGTCATCAGAAAATTCTGTTGTTACCTGCATTATGGGACGCCTCTATTTCTTTAACGATCCCATCTATTGCAATGATCCAATCTAGCCAAACGGCTGGCTGTTCATCTATTTCTTGTTTGTTGTAACCGAAAGTTTTAGCCAAAATATAATCCCGAAATTCTGTTGGAACGGGATAACGGTCATCTGGTTTGCCAGTTTTTAATGCCCATTCAATTCGGCTGAGTTTTCGGTAATTGCTTTTGGGTCAGGATCAACTCCAAAGTTTGGCATTAATCGTGGAACTAACGGCGCACAAAGTTTTTGAATTTCGTCATACACGGGACCCGCTAAATCAAGCAACCCGTCTGCCGTAATTGGCAAATCAAACGACCATTCTTTAATTAACGCTAAAGCCAAATTGTCGTTAAACGACTCAATGAATTCAATATCAGCCTGTTCAGGCATCTCTTTGTTTTCCATGTTGGCAATAACAGGCGCACCCGCTACCGAAAGATTAACAATTTTGCGGCGCAATCTTTCAGGAACTAATTCTGGTTCCCTCAAAATTACCCATCCGCCAGTCACATTGACTTGCCCCATAATTTCTCCGTTTCAATTGTTTAATTAAGCGTAAGTGCCAGAAGCCTTTGCGTTCTTTAGTGTCACCTTGATTGGTGAGTAACCAGCAGAAGTTCCAACATCTGTTGTGTTTGCCAACGCCTTATAGGTTACTCCCAATTCAATGTAATCCTTACTGCGTTCAATCTTTGCCATTGTGAAAGCACACTTGGTCATGTTCAACTTAACTTCTGTTGCCGTTGCACCCGCGCCTGCCGCAAAGTCAATAGCCAAAGAAGGCTTTGTGTTGCTTAGGTAGTAAGTAAGTTCGGTGTCGGTTTCAAAAACCAATGTCAATGCACCGTTTGCGGTAATAGGACCAGCAAACAATTGGTATGGACGCTGGTTGCCGTCAATAGTAAAAATTGGATCTACTGGACGCTGAATCATGCAGTTTCCAGAAGCCAACAAAGTGCTTGTTGAACCGCTTAAAGTTACGGTTGCAACCCATGATGGAACAGGTGTAACGGTGCTAAATGAAGCGGTTGGGTTAGCGGCTGTTGCCGAAGCGTAGCCTTTTGCTTTTGTGGTGTGAGTAAGCAAAGCGTCAGCCGAAAATTTGAAATCTATGGACTCAAATTGTGTTCCAGCAAATTGACGGGTTGAAGCCGCGCCCAATGAGTAATAGTCCGACAAAGTAAATGTGGTTGGCTGTCCGTTTGAAGCCTGCGAGTTAAGCACATTTATTGCGTGTGTGTACGGTGCGGAAGCGCCAGTTGTTGCAACTTCACCAAGAACACCAGCGACCATGTAACCAATGGTGTCAGGGAAAACATCACCAGAGAATTCAAATTCGCTGTGGATATTTCCTTGAATTACATCATATTCGTCCACCATTGAGCCACGGATACCCTTGTCGTCCAAGTATTTAACTTGGTCTACTGGGGTGATTGAAGTAAACGGAATGTAATCTGTGGCGGCTACGGCTGTTGGTGCTGAACCTGGTGTTGGGCGAGTTTCTTTGGCAATGCCTAAATAACTCCTACTGCGTGGTAATGCCATTTTGGTTACTCCTTGTTAGCCGAAGTGTCGGCGTTTTTGCTTGTTTTTTTATCTGAAACCAATTCCAAACCATCAACTTCAACCGCTTCTGGCAGTTCAACAATGTCGTCTGGTTTGACGCTGATACCCAACGATGGATAATAGCGTTCCTGCTCAACGGTTGCTTTGTATGTTGGCATTTGTTTTCCTTAAATCTAGGCGTTAATAAATTCTGAAACTGTGAACCTTACGGCTCCCCAAATTTCTGTCGCCCCATCATTCAACACTTTTGGCTCACCGTAAATGCCCACCAATTCTTCTTCTCCTGCTTCAAAGATAACAGGATAATTGTTCAATGTTCGGTTTGCTCGCAAATAGGCTTTTAGATTGTCTATTACGGAGTCAAAAAAATCCATTGCGGCTTCCGAATGTTGCTCAACAGAATGGCAAAACACTTGCATTTCCACCGAATAATGCACCCATTTTTTACCGCTAAAAGCGCCACCAATTGATCGGCGTTCTTCTGTTTCGCTGTCAATATGAATAACACCTACGGCACCCGATTTAGTTCCTGCCGCCTGTCCGTTACGAAACGCGGGACCAGGAATTCTTTTTGGGTGTGCCGTATAAATTGTGTTTAAACCTGCAACAACACTTGGCGTAAAATATGAAGCACAAGCCGCGCGAACTGTTGCTCTACTCATCTAATGCGCCTGTATGGTTTCAACAAATCTTCTGCCAAAGTTAAATCTTGCACTTGTCCAGGATTAAAGCCAACATAACTAACTGGGCTTAATTGGTTCATTGCAATTGCTGGAGTGCCACGCGATTTAAGGATCACATTGGTCATGTAAATAGCGGCTTGTTTTACGGCTGGTGGCAATGCGGAAACGGAAACTCCTGCGGTTGCGTGTGCGTATTGTGTTGCGTTTTGAAGCGTTAATGTTCCTGCGCCAGTTGTAGGCGTAAACGAGTTTGAAACTTTAAGTAGTTCTGTTTTGTCGGCGTCATAAATTGCGAATTGTGCGCCAGCAATAAAGCCAGTGAGATCGCTAACAACCAATGAGGTTGCGCCAGCCGTTGCTGTTGCTGTTGTAACGGTGTTTGCGTAACCGTTGGTGTATGTCATGGTCACAAATTGGTCGGTGTTGTAACCAAACGAACCATTAAATCCAAGTGAACCTTTAAAAGACGAAGAACTACCGCCAACAGGAATAACCACAGACATATTTTCAAGCCATGCGGTTGTTACATCTATTGCACTTTGCGTAGTTGGTGTTGAGCCAAAAGAAAGCGATTGCAATTCAAGAATTGGCGAATAACGAGGGTGAACTTTAAGGAAACCGTCACGACTAACGCGAGCGCGAAAAGACTCCGTGTCCTGTGTCGCGGCTAAAACCTGTCCACAATGAGCGTCTATCCAAGATGAGGCACGAGAAACACAGTTAGCGAGTTCTTGGTCATTGACAGCCGCCGAACCACCGCCAACCAAATCATCAACATCTACGGCAGTTGGGGCTTGTTTGTATTCGGCAATAGTTATATATGGCGTGGAAAACAATGGAGAGTTTGTGGTGATTTCCTGTGTCATATCAAATCAACCTATTTGCCTCTCTCGGTGTTTTCGCTTTTACATTTGCCACACAATTTAAAATAACCATGAAAACCGCAATTCAAGCAAACCCAACCAGCGGCTTTAGCGAAACCGCCTGCCATTGGTTCTGTGTAACCTGCTTTTTTTAACGCTTTGTAATCATGATCGTCTGCGTGAATTGTGCCGTCTTTTTGCTGACGATACACCACGCCACTTATTTGAGTTTCTAAAACCGCTTTATCTGGCGGAAGTAATCTTCTCATTTTTTTCTCCCATTCAAAAAAAGCCTAAAGAGGCGGTGTGCGGATGGGTCACACACCGCCCCTCTAGGACAACTTGAGCCGTTATTAAGCGGCGGTAATGCCTGTAACCGAACCAGACCATGCACTTGCATACGAAACAAATGTTCCGTACCAGTACGAAGATGCCTGATACTGGAAGTCCACAACAGGCCACTGGTACATGCTGAAATCCTGAACATTGACTACCGACCAGCAATTGCTTACTTGGCTGTCAGGGATAGGAAGCGAGTACGAAAGGATCGCTGTGTTGCCCTGTGGCATCCAAGGATGCACGGTCATTGGCACAACTTTTCCTGTTACTTCGTTCTGAATTGCGGTGATTACCGAACCGATTACAGCGTTGCCTACTTCGTCTTGCTGAATTTGCAAGCGGTAGTTAGTGCTGGAACTGTTCTTCAACAATTCGGACAACTGCTTACGGTCTGCACCATTGAAAAGAATTTCATCTGGGTCAGCCTTCACATTTTGGTACATGGTTGAGAACGCGGTCTGGAATTCTGCACCTGGAGAAACTGCGTTAAAGGTGCTGTTAAGAACCTTCTTGTATCCGCTGTCTGCGCCAGTTACATACGCCATAATGCCGTCATAACCATAAGTTGCCGCCGAAGTGTCTGAACCAACTGCCGAAGCGGCGAGTGTGGTTGTTGCCAGCGTTCCCTGAATTGTGAATGTGTTGTTTGAGGTGCGACCCTGATAGAAGCAAGCGGAACTTGCTACTGCGGCGGCGCCGTGTCCAACATAAACGCGGTAGCCAAGTGCACCAGCAACAGCAGGGATTGTTACATCCACTACCTGTCCCGAAGTCAAAGCGGCTGCCGAGGTTACAAGGCTAGAGATAACTGACTGACCGAAATCACCAGCGTCCGTTGTAACGATAACCGTCAATTTGTCAGTAAGACCAAGTGCGGTTTCGCCAGTTGCGGCTGTGCGGGCGGTAAGGGTTGTTGTTCCTGGTGCGGCAAGTGCGCCAGAGAAGTAGGACGAGTTTGCGCCACGACCGAAAAGGATCATGCGCTCTTCCATCAACATTGACGAGTAGAGAAGGCTTTGTGCCGACAATGCTCGGATATCTTGGAAGCCCTGACCTGCGTACTGTGCGGCGAACGAAACGCTGTCCGACAGACCAAACTGGTTGTAAGGAACGACCTTGTCGTCACCAGCGTAAGCAATTTTGCTTCCACGGTTCAGATAAAGAGCGTTGCTTGCGCCGTTTGGTGCAAAGTTGTTTTGGGTGGTTTCAGCAAGTCCTGGGTGAATAACGGAAGTTCCGCCAGTTCCCGAACCAGTGATACCCGTAATGCGCTTGAAGCGGCGACTTGTGCCTTGTCCTTTTTCGCGTGGCAACTTGTTGCGAAGCGGTGTTGGGCGTGGTGCAAGATATTTGGCTGGTGCTTCAAGATCAAATGGTACGAGACCAGTTGAAATTGGTGAACCCGTTGTAAAACCATCGCCAACCTGAATGTCTTTTACGAGTTCACGGCTGGAAAGGATTTGCTGTTGCAATGAAGCCATGGCGTCTGCGCCAAGTGCTTTTGCAATCATTGGGTTGCTTGCGGCTTCTTCAAGTTGTGCAAATGCTGAACCAGCAGGTGACGCGGTGCGTTCGCCAGTTTCAAATGCTTTGTTGAGTGCCTGATTGAAGGCTTCTTGCTTTACGGCAAGTTCCTTTGGATCGTTTGTTCCGAAAATTTCGGAAGGATTGATTGACATAATTTTTCCTTATTTGTTAGAGGTTGGTGTTTGTTCCAATTCGTCTGCCAAAAGCATGTAGCCCTTAGCAAGAACTGGATCGGTTGCTTGCGCGGCTTTGGCACGATATTCATATGCCTTTACCGTGTTTTCGGAAACCATTGGCGTTGCAGATTTAACTGCGCTACGAACGGGTCCTCTGGATGCCGCTTTTTCAACCTTTGACACTCGCTCGGCAACTTCTGTTACCGACTTTGCGAGTTCCTCTGTTGCTTCTGTGGCAAATTTTTCTGTGTTGGATGTTAGCAATGTTTCTAATTGCTTTTCAATGTTTTCCAAACGGCTTGAAATTGATTTTAGTTTTTTCTTGACAGACTTCTTTTTCTTTTCTTTTGGAACGGCTGTTTCGCCAGAACCGTTTCCAGTTTCTTCAACTGCGGTTCCTTCTGTCATATTTGAGCCTTCGCTTTGTTCGCTTGACTCCTCGGAACTCATTTCTTCGGCTTTAGCGGCAAGACCAGCAACTCCAGCAACTCCGCCCTTGCGAGAACTTTCTTCACCGATTTCCTGTGAACTTTCCTCGCCGATTTCCTGTGAACTTTCCTCAACAGAACTTTCTTCGGCGGCTTTATGTTCACCCATTAGACCGTCACACATTTTGCATGACTTGTCGTCCATGCCCATTGGTGCGCCACACTTCTCACACATTTTGGCACTATCTGATTTAATTTCAATTTCATTTTCCATAAGTTCCTCAACTTGGGTTAGTTCGCCGTTAATTGACTTCGCCAATGACAACAAGCAGGTTGGATTTGCTGGTCTATCAACAAGCGAAACTTCAACAATTGTGCCATCAACAATACGACCGCCAGCGGCTTTTGAGTCGGTTTGAACTCGCGGTGAACGGATGCCAATTGAAAAGCCTTTAAGTACGCCAGCCTCAACCTTTTTTACGGAAGCAGGATCAACTACTCGCGCGGTGATTATGTGCTGACTTCCTTCGGCTTTGTATTCCGTGGCTACACCTGCGGCAATGTTGCTGTGCTGTTCACGGATATTGCCCCATTTAAACCATTCTGGCATTGCTTTGCCAAGCCATTCTGGATCACAAATTTGTTGGTCAATATCAAGAGCGTCATTTGTTGCTACACCCGTAACCAATAATGATCCATCGTCTTGTTTTTCTTGCTTAATAATTTGAGCAAATACTGAGGCATTATTCATGTTATTTTTCACCAGTCAATGTCGTCTAGTACGCACATATAAACAGGTGCGGTTGTGGTTGCTACAACGGCGTAAAGAGTTGCGCCGAATGGAATAGTTATTTCGTAATGATCGGTGCTGTTAGGCAAACGGAAACCAATGTCCGTGGTTGTTACAGCCGAACCGCCAAAATGAACATCTTTGCCGCTTCCCACGGTTGAAATAATAACTTTGTTTCCAGAAGGGTCTTGACTTTTCCACAAAACAGTTGGCGTGGTTCCAACAGTAATGGTGTAATTTTTGATTGTCATTTACAAATCCTTTTCTCGGAGAAACCAAACATTAGCGAACTCTGCACCCATTAACCAGTATGCCGCCAAACGGTGGTGACCATCATAGATTAAATAATCGCCGTTCGTGCTTTTTATGATATTTGGGAAAGAATTTTTGTGGTCGTGAGTTTCGCCAGGGTGCTTAATGTGCCAAGAAACATTTTCTCGGTTCACATATTTTTGGGTGGCAAAAAGTTCCTCAATCCGCAAACATTGGATTACCGAACCAACCCAAGCATTATCAGGCACTTTGGGGCGGTCTTTAATTTCCCACGGCACATCTAGCAAATCTTCGCCTTCTTTGTTTTTGGATACGGTTGGCATGTCGTCCAATAAATCCAAAGCAACATCAACCATGTGACGCTCTTTTTTAACCATGTCGGCTTCAACGGCTTTGGTTGCTTGTTGCGCTATCCAGTCTTGATCTTTTGGATCGTGTGGAATGTGATTGTTGGCTTTACGCAAAATAATTATGTCGTTTACTTCGTCTACGCCAAATTTGTCGTAATTAATCATGAAATCACCTTGACCCTAATTCTTAGTTGTGTTGTTGCTGTTGCGGGTTTAATTTCCAAGACCTCAAATTTAGCGCCTGATTTAAGCAACCATTCCGCTTCATTCATATATCGGCTGTTTGTAATTACCGAATTAACCCAAACACCTTGCGTTCCTGCTGGGTTGGCAATTTCAAAAATTGCGCCTTCTCCACCAGCAAAACTTTTTGCAACATATTCTTTAACGGAAGTAGACACAAAACCTTTTTCCACCCAAACATCGCCAACTTGAAGCGTTTTAATTTGTGCCATTAATTCTTCGCCTTTAAATCCTCGGAACGACAAAATATCCTGCGGAAGTCCAGGTGCTTTGCCAATTAAACCGTTAATTCGGTCTATGTTTGTTTGAATTTTTATTTTTGTTACTTCGGGGAAATTGGTGTATGGGGAACGACCACGAAGTAAACCGTTCATTTCTTTATAGCCACTTTTTGTGTAATTAGAAATTGCTCTTTGTTCGGTTACTTTAATCACAGAACCCCGTCCTTCTGTTTTAATAAATTTTTGTTCTTCGTAAAGATTATGCATTAATTCAGTCATGGTCGGACTGGTTGTTGGGTTTAATTCCCTTAATTGCTGATCTCGTTCAACTGGTTGTTTAACCGCTTCGGTTTCCACCGCATATTGTGGCTCAACCGTTGGAAGTTCTACTCCTTCAAACATGTCCTCTGGGAAAGCCGTTGAAATGGTTGGTTCAATTTCGGTTTCAGTTTCGTTCATTAAATTGAATTCATTTGCCGTATCCGCAACCTCTGGCGTGTCCTCTGGTGAAACATTGGCAAGCGGATCTTCTTCAAGCACATACTCCACAGGCACAATTTGGCAACCACAATTTGGGTGTTCTGGGCAATCTGGAACTTCATCAATAAGCCACGGGTTTTGTGCCTCGTTTTCAAAACAATCTTCGCAAACTTCCACGCCGCCTTCGCTTCCATCTACGCCTGCGGTTTGCCAATCCACATGAGTCATTCCAGCGTCTTTGTATTCATCAAGTGCCGCCGCGTTATTTGCTCGGCTCATTTCGGTTGCGGCAATCATTTCTGCTCGTTCAGGATTGCGTAACAAGTTTTCAATTGCGTTGGCGGTTTCTGTTACCGACCAACCTTCGTTCGCTGAGGTTCCCAAAATTGTGCCAAGTTGGTTCATGCGCGTATTGGCAATGCTGTCAATGGTGACTTCTGCGTTTCGGATTAGTTCTTTTAATCCTGCGCCAGTTCCTTGTTCGCCCAACAATTTGGCGGCAACTTCGGAGTTTCCAGGAGTCCAATTACCCCAATCCGTTCCTAAATCACCTGCGGCTTTAGTTTTCCAACCTTTTTTCTTTAGCAATGTTTGTGCAGAGGCAGTACCCATCCAGCCTGCTTCGTGGTACAAATCAATTAGCCAGCGTGTCGCGCTATGACCAAACGGTTTAACGCCTTGCGCGTGTAACCAATGTTTTGGATCTGGGTGATTAGTTTTTGCCCATGCTTCGGCTATTCCTTGGGAATTAACGCCGCCACTTAAATCCAGAAACCGTTTTTGATAAATCTTTGCCAGACGATCCGATTTTACTCTTGCTGGATGTGTGCGTGGGAACGGTTCGCGTCCCCTTCGCACTTTTGGGTTACCACCCGCCTTTTTTTTAATTGCAAATTCTCTGGCTGTGTCTGGTGAAGTTTGTGCCAATGTGTTTAATTGTTTGGCAAGTTCAGGTTCAACGGCGTTAAAAACAAATTCGCGTTTACGAGCCGATTTTGTCCAACGAATAAACGCGGCAAGTTCTTTGTCTGCGTTTGTTTCTTCTGGTTTGTCAGAAGGTTCAATGGTTTCTTCTTGCGTGTTTTGTGCTTCGCCATCTTCATTGACGGTTGTTCCTTGTGACAATGGCGTGAGCATTGCGCCAGATGAAACAACTGGCATATCCGCTTCTGGGAATGAATACAACGGCAAACCAAGTTCGCTTCGTGCTTCGTTAAATGTTTTCATTCCGCTTTGTAGTTCAATTTGCAAACGCTGTGCTTGTGCTGTCGCGTCCTCTTCTGAACCGTCAGACAAAACAAAAGTTAAATCTTTTGGCATGTTTAGGAAACGGTATGACAATTGATTTAAAACATCTGTAAACCAAACAATCAATGGACGCAATCCGCCGTCTTCGTATGAGGCTTGTTCTCCCGCTTGGTGACCTGATCCGCCAAGACCAGTTTTTGGTGTAAATCCAATTTGTGAAGGCAAAACTCCGAAATGCCCGCAAATTGCTTTTAATAGCCATTCATCAAAATCGGATTTGTATTTTGTATCCCAACCTGGAGAGAACACTGGGTCCATTCCTTGTGGCAACAAACGAGCGCGGCGGCGTTGTTCTAGATTCCCGCTTAATGAGTCGTTGAACACTTGCTCGTAGCCACGCAAAATTTCTGGGTTGTTGCCGTATGTCGCGTCAGTTTTAATCAATACATCTGGTGTCACACCATCGGTAAATTCGGTGCGTAACCATTGCAAACGCTTTAAATACAAATCTATAAGTGGCAAAGAGCGTTCAACAGCAGACAATCCGTACGGGGTAAATGGTCGGCGAATTCGTGGCATATACACGAGGTCGTCTGCGGTAAATTCTCCATCGGAGTCT